TCTTAGCAACCGCGACAACGGCATTACCGATGTGGTGATTTCTGGGAACCAGTTTCACCGCTCCTATTTGGTGCATCGCGGCTACGTGGATCGACTGATTATTTCAAACAACACGTTCAACGATTACCCTGATCCCAACACCAGCGTCATCATCGTTCACGCCAACAATGGCTACACGCCTAATGCGGTGGTGATCAGCGGCAACGTCATCACGGAGCCGGGCACCAATTCAACTAATTTAGGCGTGATTCGGTGCGAGGTAGACAGTGCCACGGTGACGGGCAATGTCATCACGGGCACCACTTACACCGGAGCGCCATTTTATCAAGGCACCGCTTTGCCAAACCAATATGGGAACTGGTTTGAAAAACTTGGCATCACGGGGCGGATGCGGCAGGGATTTGTCCTCACAAATCACAATGATGGCACGAATGACGCCCAATCTTGCATTGCATGGGAAGATACTGACGGCGATCCCCTGCGTATGTATATGACAGGTAATTTCCACCAGTTTTACAGCACCAACGCCAACGGAACACTTCGGCAAGTTTGGTCCATGCAAGCCAATAATGATACCTCACAATGGGGTATTTTGATTGGTGCTAGTTTTAGCGATCAGGTCCGTATTTCACCTAATACCGGGTTAACAGCAACTGGTTCTACCAGCGGCACCGCGCTAGCGTTGGCAAAAAACTTTAATGAAGTAACAACTGTAGCTGCGGGGGCAGGCGTTCGTTTGCCAACTTCTGCTGCTAATAGTGTTGTAGGTTTGCGCGTGACTGTGTGGAATGCCGGAGCAAACACGCTCAATGTCTATCCTATGACTGGCGGGCAAATCAACGCACTTGGGACAAATAATCCTGACACTATCGCTAGCGGCGCAAACAAAACTTACGTTGCTTTGACTAGCACGCTTTACCGCATCGAATCATAAAACTTCAACAGAATGGAGCATTAAATGGCCGAAGTAGATCGTTGGGTTATTATTTCTCTTACTGACGAAACGCGGCAGGAGTTTGATCCTGAGAAGGGTCCGCAAGAGGTGGTGATTCCTGCGGGAACCGTAGTAAACATCTGTCTGTGGGATGGCGAGACTGAATGGACTCCGCCGGAAGGCACGCGCGTCATGCGCGAGGCAGACTACCTTGCGGAACGGGATGCCAGCCCTGCCCCGCTTGAGCGCGCGTAAGCGTATCCCCTGCAACTTGCCTTTGATGTTTTGAAGAGAGCGCCGTGGACACTCAATCCATCATCAATCTTGCGGGCGGAGCCATCCTATCTGTTATTGGCTGGTTTGCTAGGGAGTTGTGGGGTGCCGTGAAGCAGCTTCAAAAGGATATCCATCAGATTGAGATTGACTTGCCATCAAAGTATGTGCCAAAGGAAGAGTATTCTGACTCCCTTAAAGAGATTAAGGAGTTATGCTCTAAGATTTTTGATAAGCTAGATGCCCTTGAACAAAGAAAGGCAGATAAGTAATGGCATTCGGCATTGATGACGCTATTTCTAATGCTTCAAAGTTGATTAATGACGCCATCAACAAGATTTGGCCAAATCCTACGGATGAAGCTGCCGCACAGGCTATGATTATCAAGGCAAATGCCGACGCGGCTTTGTCAGCCCTTCAGCAGCAGATGAGCGTCATGCTTGCGGAGGCCAATTCCTCTGATAAGTGGACCTCTCGCGCGCGTCCTAGCTTCATGTATGTCATGTATATCCTTATGCTTGGCAGCATCCCTATGGGCATTCTGTATGGCATTACCCCTAAGCATGCTGACCTAATTGCCATTGGCCTTCAAAAGTGGCTTGCGGCCATTCCTGAGACCATGTGGCAGATGTTTGGGTTCTGTTTCCTTGGTTATAGCGCATCTCGCACCATCGAGAAGGTCAAGGGGGTATCCAAATGACGTGGAAATATTCGCAAAAGACCGGCAGTTTGTCTTATAACGATAAGATTGTTGGCTCTGGTTATGCTGGGTTTGGCGATGGGGTCAATAACCCAGCAGCCCAAAATATTCCAAACATTGGTCCTATCCCTCGCGGGCTTTATAGCATTGGTGTTGCGTTCACGCACCCCAAGGCAGGCCCTATGACAATGCGTCTTACGCCTATGAAGGGGACAAACACTTTTGGACGCGATGGTTTCCTAATCCATGGCGACAACATGTCTATGAACCGCACAGCCAGCAATGGCTGCATCATTCAAAACAGGACAGTCCGCGCCTCTGTCGCGGTAAGCAATAATCGGACCCTTGAAGTTATCGAGTAAATATGCGCACAATCGGCGCGCTGACGTGATCGGGGTTTAGTAGATGACGACCGGCTTGACTTATTCGAGCTACCAGACCCAGATCGCTGAGATGGCTGTCGTCTCCCCGACTGATCCCAACTTCTTGACCATTCTACCGGCAATGATTGATTACGCCGAACTGAGGATTTACAGGGACTTAGACCTCCTGGCGACCGTGACGACGGCCACGCAGACGATCCCGACTGGCACCCGGTCGGTGACGTTCCCTCAGTTCGTGACCGTCCAGGAAATCAACGCCATCACTCCCTACGGGACTGTGTCGCCTGACTCCGGGACGCGGGTTCCGCTGCTGCCGGCGACAAAAGAGTTCATCAACATCAATTATCCAAGTGCCACTTACACGGCTACGCCCAGCTACTTTGCGCCTCAAAGCCAAAGCAGCACCGGCACAACGCCGACAACCCAGACACTCAATACTTTTCTAATCGCGCCATTCCCTGATGGCCCATATACTTTGGAGATTATTGGGACGTATCGCCCGCCTTCGCTCTCGGCTACTGTCTCCACGACATTTATTAGTCAAAATCTGCCAAGTTTGTTTATTATGGCCAGCATGGTGTATATCTCTGCGTATCAGAGGAACTTTGGTCGTCAAAGCGATGACCCTGCCATGGCCGTGTCTTACGAAAGCCAGTATCAGGCTCTCGTCAAGGGCGCGACGGTTGAGGAGTTCCGAAAGAAGTTCCAGGCTGGCGGGTGGTCTTCGATGAGCCCGGCCGTTGTAGCCACACCGGGGAGGTAAGGTATGCCGCACGCATCCCTGAAGCTTCTCCCGACCGTCAATCAGAACCGCACCCCGGCGCTGAATGAGGCTGGCATCTCAGAGTCTCAGCTTATCCGCTTCATGATTGACGACAAAGGCGTCGCGCTGCCGCAGAAGCTGGGCGGCTGGGGGAAATTCTATCCCACGGCTATGGATAGCGTTGTCCGCGCTCTTTTGGCTTGGGCTGATGTGAACAGCAACAAATATCTTGGCGTTGGATGCACGTCATCTTTGAATACAATTCTTAATAACGCTCTTACCAATATCACACCTAGAACTTTCACTGATAACGTAGCTATTGCCACCTACCCTGCCTCCACTACGGCTGGCAGCAGCGTTGTAAACATCAACGACCCATCTTCAAATGTAACCAGCTACAATACTGTTTTTATCAAAACGCAGATAAGCGTCAGCAATCTGGTTCTTTTTGGTTTGTATCAGTGCTACGCATTTGATGCAAATAACTATACTATCATTGCTACTGATATTCTTGGCAACCAAGTTTTTGCTACAACAACGTCGTCAACTGCGGTGTTGCCTCAATTTTCTGTGGTTAACGGATCGTCAACCGTATCTGTGACGCTACCCAATCACGGAGATTCGATTGGTTCCACATTCCCTGTTCTTACGTCCACAACCGTTGGTGGCATCACTTTTTCTGGTAATTACACCGTAACTGAAGTAACATCTAGTAGCATATTTTCAATTCAAACATCTGCTTCTGCTACGTCTACGACAACAGGCTACCTTAATGGTGGTAATGCTTCTTATCTGTATTATGTTGGTATTGGGACTCCGGCGGCTGGCGTTGGCTGGGGCGCTGGTGGCTGGGGTGATGGCGGCTGGGGAACGGGTGTTCCGCCGGTTGCCGCCGTTGGCACGCCCATCACCGCGACGGACTGGACGCTCGACAATTGGGGCAGCATCCTCGTCTCCTGCCCCTACGGTGGCCCGGTCTATATCTGGAGCCCCACCGTGTCATCGCCTATCGCCACGGTCATCCCTCAAGGCCCTGCGGCCAATTCTGGGGCCTTCGTGGCCATGCCACAGCAGCAGATCATCGCGTGGGGTTCCACCTTCAACGGCATCCAAGACCCAATGCTGGTGCGCTGGTGTGACGTAGGCAACCTGTCTGTGTGGATCGCTCAGTCCACCAATCAGGCTGGCTCCTACCGCATCCCTCGCGGCTCCCTGATTGTTGGCGGCATCCAAGGCCCCCAGCAGGGCCTGCTTTGGACTGACCTTGCCGTGTGGGCGATGCAGTATGTCGGCCAGCCGTTCATCTACAGCTTCAATGAGATTGGGACAGGATGCGGCCTGATCGCCTCAAAGGCAGCCGCCTCGATGAACGGATTTGTCTACTGGATGGGCCAGACTCAGTTTTTTTTGCTGTCTGGCGAAGGCGTTATGCCTATCTACTGCCCTATTTGGGACATTGTTTTCCAGACAATCACCAACCTAAACAGCGACACCATCAAGAAAATTAGGATTGCCACAAATTCGCAGTTTGGCGAAGTTACTTGGTATTATCCTACCGTCAATGGTGGCGAAAACACCAACTATGTAAAGTATAACATCAACACGCGGGGCTGGGACTTTGGCACCCTAGACAGGACCGCGTGGATCAATCAGTCTGTTTTTGGTCCTCCTATTGGTTCTAGTTCGAACAACATCATCTATCAGCACGAGATTTCCCCAAATGCTGATGAGCAGCCTATGTCATCCAGCTTCCAGACTGGCTATTTTGCCATGCAGGATGGCGACGTAAAGTCTTTCGTTGATCTTGTTTGGCCTGATATGAAGTGGGGCTATTACAACCAAACCCCTAGCGCAAATGTGCAAATTACTTTCTATGTAACTGATTATCCAGGCAATACACCAACGGCATATGGCCCATACACCGTAACTCAGGCAACAGAGTATTTTAACACTAGGTTTCGTGGGCGCCTTGTCTCAATCGAGATTGCTAGTAGCGACATTGATAGTTTTTGGAGGCTTGGCAACATTAGATACAGGCTCCAGCAGGATGGAAAATTCTAATGAGCGCATCTCTTTCAGATATTCTTACGACGCAAAAGAATGGCGTAATTGCCATCAACAATCTTGCGTCCTATATTCTTGGCGTTTACAACAACATTACCACAGCTCAGCTTTGCCAATCAAGTCTTACGACTTCAGTTTCTAC